ATCTTCGTCCAGCTCTTCAACAAAACGAACTTTTACTGACTGTCCATCAGCTAACTTTAACCAACGAACCTTACTGCCTGAAGTATCATATTTAGGTTTGTCGACTAGGGCTGCGATATCTTTCAATCCCCTTACTATAGCCATTATTTCTCCTTTTTAGTATTTTGTGTCTTGCTCTTCTATTTTAGCATAGTAATGATAGAATTGTCAAACTGGAACTCCAGTTGTTTAATTGCAGCATCATCCATGTCTCCTATATCTTTATATTTTTTATCAATGCCAACTACAGTAACAATACTTCCCAGTTTTTCAACTAGTTTATCTCTCATTATCGAGCCAGCCTCATCATTGTCTGCAAAAAATACAACATTATTGAAGTACTTTTCTAATAGTCTGATTTGTGATACAGACACATTAGCGCCCAGCGTTGCAACTGCTGGAAAACCTATTTGATCTAATCTTATTGCATCAAAGGACGATTCAACAAGATAGATTACATTAGAACTCTTTACCCTATGAAGGTTAAATAGTATCCTGCTCTTTGGTAATCCTGGTGTATTTTTAAATTCTTTACCCTCGATTGTTCTGGCAACAAATCCTATACACATTCCGTCCGGGCTATGCATTGGTATTGTTATAGAGTCTTGTTTTTCTGAGTACCCCAGCGCAAATTTTGCAATAGACGAATAAGTAATCTTTCTATACCCAAGATAATTCTTTGCTTTTTCTGATCCAAGTAACTGATTATATAATCTCTTAAGAACTAGCTCGTCATATGGGGTAAAATCAGGTGGTGCGTATAGAGCTTTTCCTATTAAGGTCTGAATGTCAGACTCGGCTTCTTTGCTCTTGATATATCTCATTGATTCAAAATATGATCTATTTGAACAGAACATAATAAACTCTGTTAGGTTTTTGGTTACCTGACAGCTAAAACAAAAGAATGTCCCAGACTCTTTAGAAACTTCTGCAGCAGGAGTTCTACTATTACTATGATATGGGCAAAAGATTATAAAGTCGGAACCCACTTCATTTTCAATATCAATTCCTGCACCATTTAAGACACGACGGACTTGCTCTTCTGAGTAAATGTCTTTGATCATTTCTTTTCCTCATGGTCTTTATAACGATAATAACCTCTGTCAAAGTCTGCTTGAACTAAGAAGTCACCCATAAAACCATTTCTATTTTTTCTAAATACACATTCAATTATATCACTATTAGATGAACGACCAAGGGCCAAAACCCAATCAGCATCATAGGCTATCTGTCTAGACCAAGCAGTTTGTCCTAATGTTGGAACGGTAGATAAATCTTTAACATCGTCTGGAGTAGCAGAAGAAATAGCCATAATAGGAACTTCTTCACCAACAGCCATTAGTTTTAATTCTCTTGAAAGGTTTTTCATTCGTACCGTTTCATTATCAGACTTTTGATTTGGAGCCATTAATTGAAGGTAATCAACAACAACAAAATCTGGCTTATACTGGTCAATCTTTCCACGAATAACAGATGGTGTTATCTCTCCACCACTATCGTTTGAAATGATATGAAATGGTGGACGACCATCAAGTTTATCTGTATGCCATTTTTTTAGCATATCAAGATCTATCTCACCATTGCAAATTTTTCTGTGTGACCAAAGACCCTCACCCATAATCGTATAGGCACGATTGCGAACCTCTGTCTCACTCATCTCAAGGCTAATAACAAGTGGTGTCTTTCCCTGTTTCCAGGCCTGTACAGCGAAGTACAGAGCTAACCAAGACTTTCCTATACCTGGATAGGCAAGAAAGACTCCCAGCTGTCCTGGCATGATTCCAGAAGGCAGGTAATTATCAAACCCTGGCAATCCAGTTTTAATTCCAACATGCCCTAAAACATGTTGAGCCTTTAGATTTTCAAAATATGCAACGGCAGAATCAATGTCCGTAGCATCAATATCTCTCATGGTGGCAGTATTCTTTTTTAACTCTGAGGTGCTTGTAATTATTTGGTTTAGTGCTTCTACTCCATTACCGCCCTGAACTTGAGAGGCAGCAGACCTTAGTATATCTTTTAGGCTGTCATTTAAATACTCTACCTTTAATTCCTCAAGGTGATGTTTGGTTGAGCCAATATCTTTGAGAGGCTCAAAATCTCTAAACTTTTCTACAACTAAATGTACTGGTGGAACCATTCCATTGTTTTCAGAATATAATCTAATAAAATTCCATACGTCATTGTGGGTTCTTAATAGGCTGTCTACATTGGCTTGTAGGAGTACGTGAACTTGTTTATCTTCCAGTACCGCCGAAATTAATTTGGTCTCTGTATTATTCACTTAGCCACTCCTTAGCCTTTATCCTGCGCTCTTGTCTTTCTTTATTGTCTTTTTCTACGTCTATCTTTCCATTAAGAATTTTCTCTGCATTGTAGGCAAAATAACTCCAGCTTGGGCTTTGTGCGATTGAAAAGTAATAGTCTAATAAGTCATAACATTCTGACATTCCATAAGAATCAACTAAAGCACCGCTAGCCCACTGCTCAACATTCAAGTTGAGGGTTGACTTTCGCTCATATTTTTGTGTGTATAGTTTGTTATACCGACTGAGCAAAGCCATACGGTCTTTGCGTTCAGCCACTCTATTCTGCTATTTCTGCTTTAGCATCATTGATTTTTGCGATAAGTTTATTTTCAACAAACTCGTAGATGCGGTCAAAGGCATCTCCAGTTGTTTCCTCATTGCGCTTGGAATCTGTAACACCAAGATCAATCCTTAATGACTGAAAATTTCCTAGATTAAGCGTGTATCCAAGCGTTACAGATACCTTTGTTTCTTCGTTATTCATTTTCCCCCCATATTAATCATTTTGTTTTTCTCTATAGAATCTATAATAGCATACTTGGCGAAGTCTGTCAAACCACATCCTACTTAATTGTCTCCGACCAAAGGGGAATAAAGCGCCCATCCTCTGTCTTTGTATATGTAAGCATACCCTCTCCCATACGCCTTGTCAACTCTTGGCTTGTTGGAGTCATATTGTTTGTTACTAGTTTATCTTTTCTTGGTTGCCCGATATGTATTGATGCAAGAATAGCCCGTATTTCCTTTACGTGGTCCTCTGAGTAGTAAGATCTTATTTGCCAGCCTGTTCTTCCACCAAAGGTATTTCCTACCGCTCCTGGGATAGTTCCTTGTCTAATTAGTCTTGGCATGTGTTTTCTGTGACGATTAACTAGTATTGATGTCTCCATAATGGTATAGGCCTTCTGTCTATTCCGTCTAAAATCAGACCGTAAGCATGTCTCAAGCCTGTCTTTGGTTATATTATAAAAAGTTACCATTCCAGTTGAGCGCGAGCTATGGTAAAACCTTACGAGATCCCCATTAATAAACCATAGTTTTTTACTGCCTTTTACTATAGGCTCGTTGTTGTAGACTTCGCTCTGGATTTTTCCCTTAGAAGTAACCATCGCCCCTCCATGCTATCTCGTGGTGGATGATAAAATTTTCTATCCCCACATAAAATACAAAATGTTTCTATATGCTCAATAGAAGTATATTGTCTATCTAGAAATACTTTTCCCTTGCATCTTTTACAAACCATTAATTCGGTATACCAATGGCAATTACATGTACCGATACTGAAACATCTCCAGAGGCATTAAACCTTACAATTCCAGTTACGCCAGATGTTGTAATTGAATTTATTACAACTGTCAAGTTTTGTCCTGCAGGTGTTCCACTTACATTGACCGCCGTTGCAGTTGCAATTGGTGCATATTTAAAATCACTTTTAAATTTTACAGAAAATGGTTTTTCGTTTCCAGCACTTACTGTGCTGTTATTTGCAACAGAATCAAAACCAGCAACGATTCTCGCGTCTGATGTTTTAATACTTTGCTGACCAGCATTAGCTGTATCTACGGTTGTATAGTTATACGTTGCCGAAGAAACTTGTTGTGATAGTTCATTTACCGCATCGACTAACTGATAGATGTACGAAACATCTAGTGGTTGCCCTCGTTCGGGTAGTGGAATTTTTGCCATATTTTATCTCCTATCTAATTATACCAGGACAACCGTGCCCGAGTCAAATATCGTTAATATTGAATTTATTTCCTGTAATGAGCTTGCAGCTTGTGCTATGAACCTAACACTTGACGCCCCTTTTCTAAGAAAAATGAACGAGTGAACTGGGGTTGATCCAAGATAAACGTATGCCCCGCCATCATAGCTTGTAAACACATCATAAAGGTAGGTGTGCTGACCTGTCGCGTGTGCCCAAGTCGCGGTAACTGCGTCACCATTTCTTACAACTGTCCCCGAAACAGAGACAATGGCCTGAGCATTAATATTAAATATAGGCGACCAATGAGATGTTCTGTTTTTATCTTCTGAGACAACGCGATATCTAATCCTGTAGCCGTTTGTTGAGCTAACTGGTGGAAGGTCTTTTTGAAGAATAAAAACTTTTTTTATGCCAGGATCAGACATTATGTAACTCCTATTGAAAATCTAAATTCTACATAGTTGTTTGTATTTGGAGACTTAACAACTGTTGTAGAGTCAGTATTTTGAATAACTGAATATCCAGTTAAGCCATATAGCGGATTAAGAGTAGAGACATTTTCTAATTTCATTGCATCCAGTGCGATATAATAATTAGCTGACGGCAGATCACTTACTATGGCACAAGTATATATTTTAACCATGATAATACTATTCCATGAAAATCCTTGAGTTGTATATAGTTCTTGTAATTGTTTTGTAATTACATAGTATCGGTTTGTTGTAAAATCATATTGCCCTGCGAGAAGACCGTTATCTAGGTCTGCTTCAAATCTTGCAAAATCTCCAGAAGTATTTAAAAACTCAACCAGTATCCGTACGGTATCTGGAACAGAAGATGATGCTCCGTTCTTGCTGATTATAGAAAATGCAAGCCTTAATTCGTCTATTGGTGAGTTCTTAGTAAAATCTAAATTAGGGTTTGAATATTGAATGTTATTTGATCCCAACTCAATTTCAAAGTGATTATTATCTAGTCCAGTAGAAAGTGCAATTGTTAGGTCTGACGAGTTTCCTTTAAGGATAATCATGTTATTTAAAAATCTGCATCTTTCATATCTACCTAGGCGAGATGTTTTATAGAACATACTGTTATCGGCATTTGTTTGAAAAGCTTCTTCGGTAGTTATAATCACATTATCGTTTGCTGGTGCATCTAGAGCTGCTGTAATTGTTGGTATTGATGTCGTGCTAGCAGATGTATTATATTGCCAGTTTTCTCCTTGACTAAAAGAGAATATAGTTTTGCTATCATATGAACCAGCAGATGCGTTTGATCCAGCAGAATAAATACCAACCTCTGTTATTTCGTATCTTTCTTCTGTCGGCAATTCTGCAGTTAAAACAATTTTACTTATCCCAGATTCATTGACCACTCCTCTTGACGAGATTGGCACACGAAGCATTTCAAAGTCCAATGACTCCTTAGCAGAATAATCTGGCAGGGCGTCCTCTGTCTGCAGTGGCTTTGGGCCACAACCTATGGCAACATAAGATGCATAGGCTGGTACCTGACCAAGCATATACTTAGCAATAATCTGTTTTCCAATATTAGTTATCATGATACGATTTCCTCAAAATCCCTCTCATATAGTATAGCATCTGTGGATATCTCTACCTCAACTTGCTCTTCAGCCAATAAATTGACTAGATCTATTACTATCCCACCAGTATCAAGATATACGTATGAACCGACCAATCCGTTGCCAACCTCTGGTATTTTTTCTACTAATTTTATAGCAAACCCAGCAAAATATTTATCTGATGTGTCTTGACTACCAAGAATGTTCTTAGGATTGTACTGGTATTCAACTGATGTCAGATTCTTTACTGGTTGATAGGATATCTTTTGACCATTGATAATATCACTTCTTGAAATGCTTATTAATTCCTGTCCCCCGATATCTTCAAAAATTAAGTCTGTCATTATTTCAATTGGAACTGAATCGTCGTTAAAAAGGATTGTATCTATTGGAGCAGTCTTTACTGGTGGCGGTGGACTGGAGATGGTGGCATTCGATAAAAGCAAAGAAGTTGGCGGTGTCGGAGATGGCACTTTATACCTCACTCAAATAAATAGTCATATCTGGCCCAGCGTTACTTCTTGCATACTCAATATTATATACCACAAACCTTGAATCATCGGCGGTAACTAAATCTA